TCTCTGTAGAAGCACCATAAGCTCCATTATCAATTCTCATCGGACTAATATATTCTACCCATGCATTGAATACGTCTTGTGTATAGTAATCTCTCTGAGAATAAAATGTTAACGCTACATCAGGAAATCTTCTCAAACTTGCAACAGGTGTGACAATCCCTTGTCTTTGACCAACATATTCTTGAGTTTCAAGTTGTGAACCAGGTAAAACTGCCTCAGAACAAAATAATCTCAAATATTCTCCAGGATTAGAATTACTTGTCTTCTCAAGAAACCCATGCTGATTTACAAATTCTACTAAACTACCCCTCCCAGATCCAGCATCTCTAAGATTTACAAATACATCATATGAATTATTAAATGCAGGACTTACATTACCAAATTTTGCATCAGTCTTCGTCAACATCATTGTAGGTAAATGATGAGCATTCCTTCTAAATACGTCTGCTACTGCTGCCATCTAAATAAAACGAGTGATTTTTGTCATAAATGCCATATAAAGGCAAATTTAGACCATCAAAGCCTATAAAATATAAAGGTGATCCCACTAATATAGTATATAGGTCACTTTGGGAGCTAAAATTCATGAACTACTGTGATAGCAACCCAAGTATAATAAAATGGTCATCTGAGGAAGTAATAATACCCTATAGATCACCTATTGATAATCGATATCATAGGTATTTTCCAGATTTTTATATAAAAGTAAGAGAATCTGATGGAAATATTTCTGAAAAAATTATTGAAATAAAACCTGCTAAAGAAGTCAAAGAACCAAAAAAACAAAAAACAAGAACTAAAAGATATGTCACAGAAGTTATGACTTATGCAAAAAATATATCAAAATGGGAAGCAGCAGAAGAATTCTGTAAGGATAGAAAATGGAAATTTCAAATAATGACGGAGAAAGAACTTGGAATTTAGAACCTCCTTCCCAAAATCAAAAGTTGTAGGTTCTCCTGCTCCTGGACATCTAATGTTGTTTAGTTATGGTGCTAAAACAGCAAATAAACTAAGATATTATGATAGAAACCCCTTATGTTATATTACAGCAAGTCAAGGTAATAAATTTTGGGGTGTCAACTTACATTATTATCAACCAGATGAACGAGAAATGATAATGGAATGGATAGATGAAGCTAATCCTGCCGAACTTCCTAGAGGATACCATAAATACCTAAAATCCTATGTGGATACATTGTTCGTAGATATCGCAATGGAAGAATGGCAAACTGCCTTAGAAATGAACCTCCAAGATTTCGTAAGAGATCTAGGTAGTATTGAAATACCTATCAGTACTAGGGGGATTTGGTAATGACAGCACCTATAGATGGACAATCAATACTTGATAATGGTCAATTAACTAGTACCTACACATATTATGTAAGAATAGATGGTAATCGTTCAGATACTAAAGTATATGAGGTTATATCAATAGATATCCAGAATGGAGATTATGGTAAAACATTGGAGATGAAAATAAAAAAAGACGATGGAACATTCGAGCATGTAAGTCCAAGTAGTAGATTGGGTCAAGTCATTAGCGAAGATTCAACTGGAGCAAGGCAAAATGCCTTTCTAAACCATATGGATTTACTATCTGTAAAAGCAGGTCAACAATCAGTTACTAATGAAAGAACTCATGAAAATGCCCTGAAAGAATCAGGAATGTATGAAATATCAAGAGGATTTGAACCATTATCTAATGAGATTGTAGATAATACTTATCTCAATGTTGATCCTACTATTTTTAACCTTGAAGAAGCATTAGAGGGTGATAATAATTCTACTGATCAATGGGGTCGAGATTATGATGATGAAGCATTTGGTATACCACCAGAGAATTTTATTGATGGTAGTGAAAAGAAAATAACAATACCAAAACCATCACTAAAATTCCCTGCAAATGCTGCATATCATTCAACAGTTGGTCTATCACAAGACTACATGAAGATTGATATGTTCAAATATCAAGCACCTCAAGCAGCGATGCTTGGTGAAGCTTTTAAACCAAAAGATCTTAATGCAAAAGTAGAAGCTAAAGGACCTAGTCTTGCCGATACTTTTAGTTCAGGTCTTAAATCAGGTAGGAGAACAAAAGAATACCTAGGAAATGTAAAACTCCCAATACCAAACCAACTAGGTAGTAGCAACGGTGTTGCATGGGGTGAAGGTTCTGCAAACGCCTTTGAAGCAGCAGCATTTATGGCTGGATATAATACACTCGGAGAGGTTTTCACAAATAATAAAGGTCTAAATTTTTTAGGTTTAGCTGGTAAACTTGGAACTGAGGCAAGTGGACAAATAAGAAGTATATTGAATGCAAATAAAGGAGATATGACACAATTGATAACAGCACAAGCTACAAAAATGGCTTTGAATCAATTAAATATAAACACTGATTCAAGGCAGTTTGTTACCAGATCAACAGGAAAAGCAGTAAACCCAAACTTAGAAACATTATTCTCTAGTCCCAAGATAAGAAGTTTTGCATTTGGATTTGAATTTCTACCTCAAAATGCTCAAGATGCACAAGCAATAAGAAGAATTATGAAATTCTTCAAAAAAGGTATGTTGCCAGCAAGAGGATCTTCTGCTGGTGGTGATAGTACTGATTTATTCTTACTTTCACCTAACGTCTTTAGATTATCTTATATGAATGGGGTAAATAGAATCAGGAGTTTGAATACATTCAAAATGTGTGCTTTGACTGGGTGTGAGATAAACTTTACTCCTGGTAATACTTGGTCTGCATATGATGATCCAAGTGCAATATCTCAACCAACTTCATCTACTATGACTCTAAGTTTCTCAGAACTAACTCCAATATTTGCAGATGATTATGATCGTACAATGAGTAATAGAGAAAGACTAAGAGATCAAATTGATGAAAACGGTCCACTAAAAGAGTGGTTCAATGAAGAGGACATAGGTTTCTAATGGCATACTTCGATCAATTTCCAGACGTACTAATCCCATCACCACATAGTACTAGAAATTCTAGTAACGATTTTGTACGAGCAAAAAACCTCTTCAAAAGAGGTAAAATAAGAGAAGACTTTTTTCATAATGCAGTAGCATTCAACAAATATTCAATAACTGGTGATGATAGACCTGATAACGTTGCAAAAGAAGTATATGGAGATTCTTCTCTAGATTGGGTTATCCTATTATCTAATAATATTATTAGTGTTAGAGACGAATGGCCAATGAGTCAATTTGAGTTTCAAAGATACCTCAACAATAAGTATAGTCCAGATCAATTAGTTTCTATAAGACACTACGAAACAAAAGAAATAAAAAATCAAGCTAATATAAGATTACTTCAAAGAGGTCAAATTGTAGATGAAAATTTTGTTTTCAAATATTCTCATGATGGATCAAATGTAACTGCTTCTGGTTCAGATATTGTAACATCAGTTTCCAACTATGAATATGAAATTGCTAAAAATGATAGAAAGAGAGTAATACATATTCTAAGGAATAATTATCTACAAGTTATAATGGAAGATATGAAAGAAATTATGTCATATACAGATTCATCACAATATATCGATAAACGCACAAAAAAAGGAGATAATCTAAGAATACTTTCTCCTAGATAAAGTTTTGGGGATTCTTTCTATTGTGAGGAACATCCCAAACCAATGAAACTCTATCAACCTCACCGATGTTTACAGCACCGTGAGGTATTTTATTATGAAACCAGAAAAATGTGCCAGGTTCCACTATCATAACTTCCTCTCCAACAGTGTATTCATAAGTTCCAGCAAGTGATAGATGATATCTATCTTTATCTTTATAATACCTTCCTCGATCAATATGTGAGTTAACTCTATTTCCTGGTTGCAGTCTAAAAAATGCTGCTCTACCTGTTTCGTCAATATTCCACTCTTTCCAAAAATTATGAACCGAAGTGTATTTTTCATACATTTGGGTTTTTCCTTGTCTATCTACATCATGTGGATCTTCGCCTCTTTTCACTTTTGCCATAACAAGTGGCAAAAACCCATATGGATTTTTATCGCCAGCAACACCTTTTTGCCTAGAAACCCAATTCCAGTCATATTCAGTAATTTGGTCTAAAAATGGTTTTGG